TCAATGCTCTAAGTTGTTCAGTTACTAATTTAATATCTGTATAACTATGTCCAGTTATAACTGTTGGTTGTATTAAATTGATATAATCAATAATAATTACATCTGGTTTAATATGTTTTTTGTTGATTAATTGTTGTATATATGCTCTAATATGATTTACAGTTACTTCTTTAGGTGCATATTCTTTAATGAACAATTTAGACGAAATTCTCGATTTGTAATCATTAATAAAATTCTTTAATTCATCTGTACGCAAAGCAATAGTTGATAAAGGTATTTTTGATAATTGACTACTGATTCTTTTTGCATAAACGGATTCAGACATTTCCATTGTAACAATAATGACATTTTTTCCTTGTCCAATAATATTAGTTGCGATATTTCCCAATACTATACTTTTACCACTATTTGTTGCACCGCTGACTACATATAATGCTCTACCAGTTTCAAGTAAGCCACCACCGATTCGTTTATCAAGCCATTGAAACCCGGTAGAAATATAATTATTAGTAACTAAAAGATCATTAATATGACTATCAGGATTACCAAAATAATCACACCCTAAATTATCGACAATACTTAAATTACAAGCAGATGAAAACATTTCATATGCTTGTCCGATGTCAACTGTATTTTTTGAAAAGCTTTCTGCTGTATTTAATAATGCTTGTTGTACCGCACGTTCGCGAAAAAAACGTTCTGTATTTTTTAATAATTCATCAATGTTATATTGTTTATCTAAATCAGAAAAGCTTAATAATACTCTTTTAAATGCCTCTTTGTGTTCAGGTTCGACTAAACGAAGTTTTATTTCTGTGTTATTAGGCGCTTTATTATATTGTTTATAAAAATTACAAATTACCCCAACTATCAATTTAATATCGGTATTATTAAAAAATTCAGGGTTTATAACGTCAACAATACTGGCTAAATATGTTTCCGATACAATAGCATTATATATTACAACCGATTCGAACAATTTCCAATCGATTGGAGATTGGTATTGTTTGGTCTTGCTCATTCATCATCTGGGGGTTGAATTGTTTTCTCGTCACTATATTTCAATTTTGATTTTATTGTCTTTTCTAGTTCCGGAATACATTTTTGTTCCCAAAAATCTACATCATTTTCCCATTTAGATGCATAACCTATTTTTTCACCTTTAAAAGAATATGTAGATCCGGATTGTTCAATAACACCAAAACCAACCGCCAAATCCTTAAGGCCTGTATATTTAGATAATCCTTTAAGGAAACTTAAATATAATTCCGTTTTAAGGAATGGGGGAATAAACCTGTTTTTAACGGTCATTGCAGATAATGTTACTCCAGATACCTTATTTGCATTTGGTAAAAGGTCTTCATCGTCTTTTTCGCCTTTTTCTTGTCTAACGCTCATTTGCACTAATAGACTAGCAAGATATAATGGTCCAGAGCCACCTGATTGGTTTTTAACCAATGATGGAAACATAGAGGAAGGGTCTGCATACGTATGATTCGAAAACACCATAGGCACATTGGCGCGGGCACATTTATATGTTAATGTGCGCATCATACTTTTAATAACCTTCGCTCTTAAACCCATATCTGATGCCGTTTTGCCCGCTCGTGCATCTTCAATTTCTTTTGAACTTGCTAAATTACCTAGGCTATCTAACCCGATAATGAATTTTCCATGTAATGTGGGATCCGCAATTACTTTATCTAAAAATGTAACCATTTGATTTCTGCAGTCTTCAACGGTTTCTACTGGACAGTATTTTATCGAATTAACATCGCAACCAAGATTTTCAGCAACAACCCTATCTGCTGCTGCTTCTGAATCCCATATGACAGGTATCATTCCTTTCTTTTGGGCGTTAGCCATAATTTTCATCATGATCAATGTTTTGCCGCAACCGCTCGGACCGGAAAACCCTGTTATTCTGCCCATTGGAATGCCATTAAATAAAGAACCAGAACAAATAGCATTTAATGCTAAACTTCCAGTATCAATCCAGTCATTCACGACAGATAAAGCGTTCTCTGATAGCATTGTTGCTTCAGGGTTCATTTTATCTAAATCCTTAAAAAAGGATGAAAAGTCAATATCGGGGTTAGATTTTTTTGCCATAATTATTCATCAAAAAGTTTTACAACATTATTGTTTTTGTTAGGTGTTGCAATTGTCTTATCTGGTACAATTATTCTACTAAACATATTTGTGTATTGAGCTTGTAACTTAAAGTCTAATATAACATTATTGCTTTCCACAATGTTGTTTTTATTGTAATACCAAATAGAATCTTCATTACGATCAGCCTGAAATTCCTTAAAGAATACAGGGAACAATTGTAATGCCATTTGATTTGTTTGAGGATTAGGTACAACGTTCATAATAGCAGGATTTTTAACAACTAAAAACCCTTCTTTTTGTTGATCTGAATCGGTGACTAATTCTCCAATAATTGTTCTTCCTACTAAATCTAGGAATGTAACAATTTGTTTTCCACCATTATTTTCTTGTTCTTTTGACATAATTATTCTCCTTCTTATTATTTTATATCACTTTCATTAATTGTCAACTTAATAATAAAAGCAAATCATTTACCGGTTCTTCTTTTAAATTAACTACACGCCAATTTAAAGCATCATATAACCTTTTTATTGATGCAAATACTGTTTTCTCAAACATTAATTCATAATTTGCCTTTAAATCAAATTCTGTTGGGTAATTTTGTATAAACCCTATTACATCTATACCATATTTATTTTTATCTACATAAAAGAATTTTATTTTATCACCCGATGTTATTGCTTCAAATTTATTATCGATTAATAAATCTTTTATCAACTTGTTATAATATATGGCAGCTTTACAATGTATCGGTGTCCCCTTTCCTACTATAAACCCTGTTGCCAATGCGGCATATTTTTCTAGGTTCTTAATTCCTCGAGGAAATGCAATTTCTTCAATTTTTAATTTCTGAAATTTGTCAAATGCATCTCTATATGCATTTTGTGTAGATTTGTAATCCTTTGTTCTTAGTATTGTTTTAATTATATTTTTAATTAATAGTTTAACCTTAGTGGGTGTACTTGTTGATGCGACTTCAACACCAGTATATTTAATCTTATTGCAAGATATTCCTTCTTCATCCAAAATATTTAAAATATATCTCTTTTTAGTTTCAAAGAATATTGCCGCATCACAAATCGCTTCCCGTTTAAATACAAAACGGCTGTCTTTAGTGTTTAGTGTGTTTTTAGCCCATTCGGTTATTTCAGAATTTAAATGTTCCCCAAATGTGGTAATTTCATTATATGCTTCTTTGGTTATCTTTGTTGGCCGGTCAGGTTCTGTTAAACTGATGTTCTTTTTTTCTAATATGTCTTTGAATGAAAAAAAGCAACTATTATGTACTAATATATCGTTACCAAAAAAAACATGATCTGTGGTGTCATCCATTTCTATATCATATACATAATCAAAACGGTCATTAACGACTTCGATCGATTCAATTGGAGATAATTCATATTTCATATTTTATAACCTAAAAATTTTTTACATTTGTCTGTTACGTTTTGGGGATCATTTAAATAATCCGACCCGGTGTCTTTATATAACATTTACCATTAAATCTCCTTTTTTAATTTCTTTGGGGGAAATTCTTATTAAGTTCCCGTCACGTTGTACCATTATACCATGATCTTCAGTTGTTATAATTTCTTTTCCGTTCACCCGTATTTTATACATTTTTTTATTTGTTTTATGTCTGATTAGTCTTTTAATTTTCCCCATTTTTATTTTATTGTCTTTGAGTGTAAGGCATTCTAAATTTAATACGTCTATCATTTCATGACCATAACTTTCGGTTTTTATCTTGGATTTTTTTGAAAATTTATCAAATAATATTTTTATGGGTAAAATCCCTATATTAGTTCTAATCAATGTGGATCCATCAACCGAATCGGTGTCGGAGTATATATTAATATCATTATTAACACCAATCAATGATGCGTATTTATTCCCTATTTCCGCCGCTTGTTTAACAACCGCTTGTCCGGTTAATGTAATACTAGACGCAATGTCAACATCACAAAACGGACTATATTTGTTTGCAAAGGACCCATATAAACGATTTAAGAGAATTTTCTTAGTGAATTGCATTATCTCTAAATGTCCGATTTCAGCAGAGATTGCATCTATTTCATTTTGTATTTCTAGTTTTCTGTTCATGTTTCTTTATTTTGTTTATTATATTAGATATAATTGATTTATCAACAATAGAGGTACCTTTAGATTTATTTTCTGTACTAGGTAAAAGTTGTAAATTTAAAGGATGACAAATATGTTCAACGCCTATATTATTTAAAAACCCGTATGATAATGGGATAATATGATCTAAATCGTATCCTCTCCCTCTTTTTTTATCTGGATCTATTAAATCTATATTATTGCGATATATAATTTGTATAACGCCTACATGTTTTACAATATTTTTTCCATTCGTCTAACTTAATCTCATCTCCCTTTAAAAATCTTTCTATACTATAAAATTTCGACTGGCACGATTTTCCACAAAAATTACCATATCCTGTCGTATATGCATTAGTCCATCTACATCTTTTTTGTTTGCAAAAATTACATAGTGGCGGATTCGTCATATCATTAATATATAAAAATACACGTTCACTTAAAGAAAGTTCTGTACTATATATTGAATTTAATTCTTCTATTATTTCTGGAAAATATAATTTTAAAATTTTGGTACAATGGTTGTGTTTAAAACTAGAATCATGATTAATAAGACATTTTAAAATTTTTTTGGTATTCGTTGTATTTTTTAATTGTTTAGCAATTTTTTCGTAATTATAACCCAATGAATATGTGCGAAATACTAATTGTTTACCATTAAGCCGTGGTATGTCTTTAATATTATTTAAATATCTGTACACTATTTCGCGATTATGTTTTGATCCTGGACCATATACTTTAATTATATGTTTGTAGTCTTTAGGATAACATTTTTTTACGATTTTTAATAAATCTGGCCCCTTTGTCATATCGCAAGTATTAACAATGGTTGATAATAATTCTTTACAAGATATATCAGATTTATTTTTAACAATCTTTCGTATGAATTTGATGAATTGTGTTTCTGATGAGGACCCACCGCGATTATATTTAACACCGTTAATTATTATAGGATCGTAATTTTTGTTATCATTAAAATAATATATTTTTCCTTTAATTTTTATTTTTTTACCGCGAAGTTTTTTTCACACATCTGGCCATCTATTTTTTAAATACTCATAATTGTTTCTAGTCCAATTACAACTTATTATTTGGCGGCCTGATGGCGATTTTAAATTATCTTCACACCATTTAGATAGATTTTTGATCATCGTTCTCTATTAAACTTTTAAGTTCCTTTTCTAATTTAGATCGTTTTAGTTTCAACTCCTTTAATCTTTTTCTATCTTTAACTCTATCTTCGTAAATAATATCTACCAATTCAGGACAAAACCCCTTATTCTTTTGACTGAATAAAACACCCGCCTTAGAAATGGCGACTTCTTGTTGTTGTATAAATTGTTTAAATTGTGGTATTGTAAGTGGGTGTACTTTACCGTTTGATAACATTATTTCAATATTATCTTCAGACTTTCTAACAATTTTTCCAATTTTTGTTTCGGGACTAATATTTAAAGTAATAATCGTATTTGGATATAGACTGTTAGCGTCAAAACTTACAACACTCTCATGTAATCCTTTTTGGGGTTCTTTTACAAATCCGCCATCATATGGACGTATATGTCTATCCGCAAAGGTCGGAATAATCATATTTTTAGTTAACGCTTGTAATGCCAATGCGCCCGTTACAATACTTACTGTTCCCAATGCTGATTCAAAATTAGTCAATCCAAGATATGCTAACATTCTAACTAACATTAAGAACTGCAGTTTTTCTTCTAATTGGACAACAATGCGCGTATCTTGAATATTATATTCAACAAATTGCGTCCAATTTGTGTCTGCTAGTTCACTTAAACTAGTTGCATTAAACGATATCTTGCCTGTTCCTAATTCAATTTCGCCAATATAATCCAATTTATAGTTTTCACGTTTTTCGCGACTAAACGTTATATAAGCATCCATATAGTCAATTATACTAATACCTCTAATGTGCCACCGTGTAGTCGATTTTCCGAATTGATTTATTACATCGTCTCTTTTATAAATGTCATTAAGTGGAGATAATAATTTAGCATCGTCTTCATTTAATAATTTTGTAATTCGATTAATTAAATATGGTATATCAAATCCAATAATGTTCCACCCAGTAACTAAATCTGGATAATCCCCTTTCCAAAAATTTATAAACTTATATAAAAGATCCGATTCAGATTTACATTGATAATAAAAAACATTTTCTTTATCAGAAATATATTCTTTATCAAGTCCCCATGTATGATACGTGTTTGTTAAACTATCATGAACCGTTATTAAATTAATAGGATCAACGGCAATAGAGGGTTCGGGGAAAGCTTCTGGACTATATGTTTCAATATCTATAGTGAATATTTTTAATGGATATTTACTGAATTCTTGGGTATTATTTTTTCCACCGAATTCTTCTATTAGAATTTGTTGTTCTATTGGTAAATTATAAAATAATCTTTGTATCCCACATTCTCTTACATATTTGTTTCTTTCAAACCCGTTGTCAAAATAAATTTTACGTAATGGTGTATTATATATACTTTTTGCATTCGCTGATTTAGGATCTAATGTTTCTATGTATAAATAGGGTCTAAAGGGGGTTTCTATAGCTATACGTTTCCCTGTATCTTTTTCCCAAGTCCAGAGTTTATAGTTTTTTTTGCGAGAATTGTATTGTATATGTCTATAACCAATGTATTCCATAATCTGCCTTATTTAGATAATATCATTAATAATTTATTTTTCAAGCAGATTGTTCTGGATTGTTGATTAAAAGTGCCTTACGATCTTTACTTCCATATGGAGTAAAATATAATTCGACGTATTCATCTAAATGATCATTTAAGTACATTGTTTGAGCATATTTATAAACTTTATCTGACATTTTTTCATATGTGCTTATATCTTTAGTAAGCCATTTAATGCGATCTATAAATTCTTCACCTGTTGTGAATTTTAGTTCTTGTGGCGCCACCTCGTATGTTTCAAAATCTTGGCATACACACGGTATTCCTAAATTTCCCGCTTCTAGATACTTAATATTACTTTTTGCCCTATTAAACCTATTGTCAATTAATGGAGCATATGAAATGATCCCATTAAGATCATATATACCTTGTGGATAATCAAACATTTGAGCCCAATTATGAAATTCCATTTCTCCATTATCAATAAAGGGTTTACATTTAAGTGGAAATGCCCCCATGAACACCCATTTAAAATCTTTTCTAGTAGCTATGATATAATCTACTACATGTGTGAAATCATCTACTTGATTTGTTCTATTTATAACATCAATGTGTGTACCTGAACCAGTATAAATAATGCGTGGTCTCTTTTTGTTTTTTTCAAAGCCTTCTAAAAGTCTTTTTTTGTTATAAAGTCCTTGGAACCAAAATTTAGGTGGATAATTAGGCACTACAGTAATTTTTTGATTTCCTGTTTTTTCTCTATAATACTCTTTCATATATTTGCATGTTACAGAAATTTCATCGCACATGCTCATAATTTCTATGCCGCTACGAAGTATTTCTTCATTTGTAAAAGCATCTTTACATCTATTGTAATCAGGTATATCATCTTTAAAAATAATATCATCTATTTCATATATAAGTTTAAATCCGTGGCGATATTGTATTTGTTTTAAAAATTTTATAAAGTCTAATTGATATGGGGTTGTTTGACGTTGCAATCTTATTGCTTTATATGCACTATAAAATCTTTCATCCCCCACCATTGTTGTCAACCCGTTTATAATAGCTTTGTTATATGCATTTAATAGTAGTTCTGGCCAAACCATTCTCCATGTACCACAACCGCCATGATCTGCATAATAATTTAATGCGCGTGGAAGATCTGCCCCGGGTATTTGTAATGGCGGCGGTTCATGAAATGTTATTTTATTGACCTTACTAATTTGTGGTATACCTACAGGTAATCCTTGCGGGGGCATAGGTATTCCCATTATTCCCGCATTATATATAGATTGTGGTTCACTTGATTTATTTTTAAATTGCAATGCCATAATTGTTATTAATTAACCTTATAGTTTAATTAAGCAAGTCTTGTTATCCCGTTTTGTTTTACTAAATTAATAGTATTATCAATTGTAATATTCATTGCTAGGGGGTTATGAGTTATAATATAAACTGCTTCTTTATACTTTGATACTCTTTCCTTTAAAATTGTAAGGACACATTCAATACCCTTTCCATCTAAACTACTATCTAACAGTTCATCATACATATTTAAATTAATTGTAACATCGCCTTGTAATCGTCTCATATCTTGAAATGTAAACAACATTGCTAAATCTATTCGTTTTCGTTCACCGCCAGAAAAATTATGATATGAACATTCACTACCCTTTTCATCAATGATAATTTCTTCGAAATATTCGTTAAAGGTACATGTGCAATTAGCTTCTAATTTATTTAAATATGTTGATAATTTTGTATTTAATAACGTTAATATTTTTTTAACTATAAAAGATTTCACTCCTTCTTCTGATACAACGAATTTAACTGCTTCAAGTATATCTGCTTTTTTACATAATTCTAAAACTCTATTACTTAATACACTTTTCCTTTGTTCCCCTTCTTCTATTAAATTTTTAAACCCAGATGATCTATCTGCTTCTGCTTCTATGTCTTTATCAATTTGTTTGTTCAATAATTTTAAATGGTTGATTTTATCTAAAAGATTTTGATTATTTGTTTTTGTTAATTCTATTTTATGTAATGTTTCTTGTAATTTAAATTTCCCCTTATCACATTTGTCTAATAAAAAACGATATTCTTCTATTTTTTTAGTGCATTCATTTGCTTCAATATTTAATTTTGTAATAAGTTCTTCATATTCTTTTATTTGTAGATTGGTTTTTTCTTTATCTTGATCATTAAATGGTCTCTTACATTCTTTACAAAATGGCCCCAATTCTTTAAGATGGTCAATATTTTTTTGTGTATCTCTTATAGTTGAATTGATATCATTTAATTTTAAAGAATAATCATGTATTTCATTTGAGTATTTTGAGGTTGCTGCTTCTAATAGTCTAATATTACTTTTTGTTTCTTCAACAATATTTGTATCAATTTCTTGTATCTCTTTGGTTAAACTTTTAATATCTATGTTATTACCGTTTTTTCTATCATTAAGTTCTTTTAATTTTTCTTGTTTTAATGTTTCAAAATTGTTTTGTTGAAAGTAATATTTATCTAAAGAGGTAACTAAATCGGTCAGAGCATTTTTCTCTAAATCTGATTCTTTTTTAGTGTCATTATAATGAAGACGCGCGGCATTTAGCATTTCACTGAACACCCCTAGTTTCAATATACCTTCAACAAATTTTCTTTTTTCTACTTTCTTTAATGCCATAAATGGAGTGGTGCTATTAACTGACATTAAAATACTTTGTTGAAAAACCTCTGCTGTACAATTTATAAGGTTTTCTACAAATGCTGTTGTTTTAGGAATGCTTGATTTTGTGATGTCTGGTTCAACTTGACCAACATGTGTTAATTGTAAAAGCGTTGGATTAATACTTCTTGTTAAAATATATGTATTTACATTATTATTTTCAATAACACTAAATTCTAATGAAACACGACAATTAGATGAAGAATATCTGTTGGGAATAAATTCCTTTTTAAGTTCACGAATTGTTTCTCCGAAAAGACAAAAATTTATTGCATCTAAAATGCAACTTTTACCTACCCCGTTTTTACTTTCTTCTTTGTCTAAATTGATTCCAGTAATGATATTTATACCAGAATTAAAATCAATAATGACCGGGTCTTTTCCAATCGACAAAAAATTTTGTATTGTTAATTGTTTAAAAATTACATGCTTCATTTATATAAGATTATACTATCTATAATGTTAATCGATTTTAAAATATTATCAACTTTATTATATGATAATTTTCCATTTCCTATTCCAGGGTAATTACAATGAAACCTAAATTTGGGATTTTCTTTTGCTAGTTCATTTAATTTACTGAACGAATAAAGGATTAAATCTAAATTTGCATCTTCTGCCCAATGATGCTTAACTTTAATCCACCCAATTAGTTGTGTAGGTGTAATCATTACCCATTTTATGGATTCACCAGGCGCTTTAGCAAATTTTATATCTATATTAGGATAATAATCTCTAACTTGTTTAGCTGCACCGCGCCCCATAACTATACCCCCACGGGCATTAATTATAGGATTACCGGTGAATAGATATAAATCCGGTAAATTCCATTTTTGTGTATAATCTAATAAACCGTTTATTATTTTCATTTATTCAATAGATGTACACCTAAAATTATCCATCCTATTGAAGTAATAAGAAATACGATCCACGCGCTTATGGGGTGTTTCTTTTTGAATGCCCAAAAAATTTGACTTATAGTTTTTCCATTTTTGAAATATGAATATCCTTCAAATCCTAAAACAGTTAATGATATACATACGAACAACCAACCCCATATATGAAGGCCAACTATAAACCACGGGGCTATCAATAATGCAATCATTGCTAATAAACTAAGAGCTTCTCCTGATTTCATTCCCATTTCTTTATTCCTCCTTTAGGATATTATTTACTGTAGTAAGTACTGACTCTTCTGGCCAGCTTGGTTCGTATATCGGTGGACCAGGGTACATTATTTTGTTCCATATCTCCATGTCAGACGTTTCTTCCATGTTATAAAGTTTTTTATTTCTAATATAATATAATGCCAATTCCTTTTTATATTGCCCCGGACTCGTATATGCTTTAACAATATATGCATTATTTATTAATTTATTCATATCATCTATCGAATTAATTTGTAAAGTTCTTTCTATATAAGATGGCAGTTTAGGCAACAGTGAAAAAGCATCCGAATCAATATACCCCGGAACTGTAAATGACCTACCTTTTGTCGTGTTCCAATCTTGATCTTCTAACCATATACATTCTATAGGTTCTTCGATTTTGGCTTCAAACGCATCCCTGGACAAAATATCATTCATTTTATTCTTCATTTCATTGTATAATTGAGGGGTTTTTGCCCGTATTTTTTCCATTAAATCATCATAATTTTCTTTTATAGCCTTATACGGTTCATGTATTGGATTGCCATTAAAGGTTCGAAAAATTATTATTTGACAATTTTGGATTCTAGGATCCCGTGAAGATATTTCATCCTTTTCTTTAGGTGCAACTACAGTATATACCGGTTCTGTTAATTTATTTGTACTCATTTATTTATTCCTCCATTTATTTATAAACCATTCTTGTCCTGCAAGAAACTCTTGTGTGTAATTTGTTAGGCCAGGTGATGCATGAATGCACCATATTGGCCAAACACCTATTTTTAATTTTGCTTGGTTGCATTGCAGACAAAAATCTAAATCATAAAAATGAAATTTGGCTGGATTATTCTCGTCAAACTTTATATTATTATCTAACAGGGTCTTTACCTTTGCAACCATAAAAACACCATCAATCAATAATACTCTATCTGGTGTCAACCCGAAGCTTGTTGAGAATAATTGTTTTGTATTATCTTTTTCTTTGAAATGAGCAACACATCCTCTATATTTTTCTTTAGGCCCGCCCATAATATGCCATAATACCGGGGACTGAATATTAAGTGGACCTGTTGTTCCTGCTAGTCCAATTAAGTCATATGTTTTTAATGCTTGATATATTTTTTCTTCTAATCTCAAGTCGTCTATATATAGATCATCATGTACCATAACCAATATTTTATCTTCAAAATCTTTATTGATATATTGGTTATATATTGATGGTAATCCTACTTTATTATTCGTATGAAATTTAATACTTAAATTTTGGCTCCTTCCTAATAAAGTTAATCTACCATCTTTTTCTTTTGTAGCACTAATAATTAATAGATTGCTCATATAATATATATGATATAATGGATTAAATTAAATACACGTGTATTTTAAGAAAATAATAATAATTATTTTAAATGAAAAGAACACATCGACGAAAACTAAACAGTACTGGATTAGAAAAATGTGAAATTTGTGAGACTCAAACAATTTTAGTACAACATCATATTAGGGGCCGAGATATTCCAAATGCAAACCATTCTTCGAATTTAGCAAATATTTGTCCCAATTGTCATTCAATGGTACACAATGGTATTATTATAATTGAGGATAGATTAATGACCACTGACGGTAAAAAGTTAATTTGGCATCATTATAAAGAACCTAGTTTGACAGGCAATGATGCTAAACCGTGGATTATTTAGTGAACTACTGTTTGAC